GCCAGGAGGCGATCGCACAAGCCCTACAAGCCGCAGGGATATCGGCTGCGGTCGAAAACTATAACTACATCACTAAAGAACACTGGAAGGTAATTACGGATGGCTCGTGCGGGTACGAGATCGTAAGCCCCATCCTTAGCGGGGAGAAGGGCATCGCCGAGCTTCGGAAGGTTTGCGAGACTCTAACCCGTATAGGGTGTAAAGCAAACAAGCATTGCGGACTGCACGTCCACCTGGGGGCGGACTTCCTAGGGCTTGGGAGGGTTCGGAACTTCGTAAAGCGCTACATGGCGAATGAAGCGAACCTGGACGCTATACAGCCTCGCGCACGGCGCGGTTCCAAGAACCGATACTGCCTCCCGATTTCAGAAACGATGAGAACCCATCTCATTGATAACTGCCTCACAATTGACGAAATGCGTCAATTACAGCACAGCCGATACAGCAAGTTGAACTTGCAGAGCTACCGGAAATACAACACCATCGAAATCCGGCATCACGCCGGGACGACCAACGCGACAAGGATAGAGAACTGGGTAAGATTTTTAATCGGGTTCGCTACAACCGCCACGCCCGAAAACGCCACGAACATCGAATTTAACGAGATGTTCAACAACAACAACATCGCCCAATTTTACCGCCGACGGCGCGCCGCACTCGCCGCATAATAGACTACGGGGTAGGATTCCCTACCCCTACCTACCCTCTACCCCAACCACTAAAACGATGACTACCTATCGACTTTTCGACGACTCCCTGACCGTTACGGGTTCACCTAAACAGATTACCCACGCACTATGGCGAAATTGTGCATCATCCTGCCACTCCCCCTTACCCGATGTCAAAGCCTATATGGAATGGCAGAAGCGGGTTGAGGTGAATTGGTCGGGCAGAACCCTTGACGCATCGTCTTACGATGCGTTTGTAGCCTCCCTCGTCACGGTGGGGTTCCTAGTGCCTATCAAATAGCCAACGGCTCCCTACTCCTGCCGTGATGCACAACGGTACTCCATAGGGGGAAGTCATGGGGCAAATGACCGATGTTGAAAACCAGATGAATGACGCTATAGGGATCGCGTTGACGAAAATCTAGTAAGCACACCCTATAGCACACCTAAAATAGTATGAGGACGATAAAATGATGTCATCAACAAAGTTTCAAATTGATTATTTCTTAACAACATCAAACTATATTCCTGTTACCGAAGCAGGCTATCCCAACGGCTGTCAACTAGGACTAGGGGAGACCATTGCCTTCTTTTCAGGGATAGACTCCCGTGGATACACCATCCAAGCTGTCTACCGAGTCTCTGGGGTCGCAGATGACCCCGAACGGGGAGTGGTTGCCCAATTGCACTATATCGGGCAAAGTTGACCCCATACCCTATAAACCCTCTACAGCCTCCTTAAACCTAGGGAGGTTTTGTTTTGCCAAAAACCTAGGGAGGTTTTGTTTTGCCAAAGTAAAGGATAACCCCATTCGTCAGTTTAGAGGCCAATAATAGGGAATTTGAGGAGGGTTGACACTGGTTTTAGTAGATTCCCTTTGTGACCATCCCCTCAAGCCCTCTTAAACCCCGTCATCCCCGTGTGGTTTTCAGCCCTCCCATTAGATCTAATGGAGGGGGGATCTTCATCCTTCTATGTCACACCAAAAATTTGTCACAGTGAATTCTGTCACAGTGAATTCTGTCACAGTGAATTCTGTCACACTGAATTTTTATCACAGTGTTTTTTATTAATCTTCTATTATGTTTTAGTGTGACAGCGATTATCTCGTTGTTTGTATCATAACCTGATACCATTTTAAGGATTTCTTAACTATCTCCCAAAGCCACACCCCATAAAGGTTAGAGTCATTTTACTGCTGTTGAAGAAAAAATCATATTATTTTAAGAGTCCAACACCTTCTCCTCTGTCACACTGAATGCCATTGGGTTAAGGTTACGGGAAATAATAGCTTTACCCCCATGACACACTGAATAACTTAAACCCTATGAAACATGACACACTGAATAACTTAAACCCTATGGCACTCGTTCAATTTCTTAGATTTTGATCTATGTGGACATCCTTAGAGAAAAATTGTCCATCTTGTCTTCTTTGTTGTTGCGGGGTAACGCAAAAAGGGTGTTATCCCCGCACTGTATAGCCTGTAGCCCGCTTGATGTCACGGTCTGGTATTGTCCCCGTCGATTTAGGGCGATCGCCCCCTGTGCTGACGCGAAAATAGCGGGAGACATCCTATAAAACCCATTTAACAATTCCCGAAAAACGGAAGGTGATAAGGTTAAAATAAGGGCAATTAGTAGCACACCCAACTCCCGAAAAAAAAATTCTTTTCAAAACCCATTGACAATTCCTAGGGAATCGGTTACAGTTAGGAAAGTAGAGAACAAAGAGCAAAAAAAGGAGCCAAACAACAATGAATCAAGAATCATACTTTGTGATCATGGGACTATTGCAAGATGGAGTCCCTGTCTATAAGACAGCCCGACCCCGCCCGAACGCATGGAGTTCGGAGTCTATAGATGCAAAAAAATACAATCACAGAAAAACCGCCGAGAATTCTCTAAACTCCAAGGGAGTAACGCTCTATTCTATTGGGATTAAGGATATTAAAGTTGAAGAAATCCCACCAAACGATCCTCGGCACATTCGAGCAGGTTATTCATAACAATCTATAGGGACAACCAAGCCAGACTCCGGTGCGATCGCCACAAGAAAAATCACCCTACCACTCCCGACTTGTTTGATGATTGACTAACGGCGATCGCAATCGCAAACCAATTTAAGGCATGACTTTGGTTGGTATTGTGGTAAAATCAATGGGTTAAATAAAATCTCGTTATGTCTTTCAATGAAAAACAATAACACCTACCTGATCGCGTTTATTATAGCCATTTCGGTCTTGACCCTCTGGATTAATGCCATAAATCTCGCCCATCACTTCTCTTTTCAAGGGAAGAAGGTTCAGGTTCTTGAATTGGTGGCAAATGGCGAAACTGGCGAAACCCCTAAAACAGAAACGAGTCCGAAGCGTGGCGATGGGAGACGTGAAGCATAAATGGAAAAGTTAAAAGCCTTTCTCAAAGCCCGAATCATGGGGAAAAGGCTGCTAACCATAAACCCTAGATCGGTGCAGTCCGAGTTACAGCTTACCCCGTTAGAATTTTGGGAGTCTATGGATCAATTAAAAGCCGATCAACAGATTAATTTCTATCAAACTAAAGGTAGTAGCGTAACCATCTATCCCGCAGCTATTCTCCTCGAATGAATAACTGCCTAAAATGCCAGATCCCTCTCAAAAAGAATGGGATGGCTTCTGGGAATAGACAAAAATGGAGATGCCGAGACTGTGGGTTTAGTTTTACCGAGAATCCACAGCTAGGGGGAAGACCTCGGATATTTGAAGATCACGTCTTGACCACTGCCGAACAAACAGCCCGACACCGGAAAAAGAAAAAGCTCAAGTTAACGGGATTATTGGTGGAGACATTAAAAGACAAGGGAACTATGTCAATAATGCAGATAAAGTAATTTGACATCCGCCCCGCCGTAAAACGGGCGGGGATTGATAAGTTTAAATAGTGAATTAATGCAAACTACCCCATTAACAAAGTTTAGAAATGAGCTCCCCAAGTTTAAAAGGCAAGCTCAATAGGGGTTTAATCCTAGGCTTTTTAATATTCAGATTATTTTAAATGTTATAATTAATTAGTCCCCAAGATGTTCTCTCATCTGGGGACTATTCAAATTTAAGGAATTATATGAATTATAACATCATTCCGTTCGACTACAACGGGGTCAAGATTCAAGTTCGGGAATCTGACGGATGGATAAACCTGACCGAGATGTGCAAAGCCTATGATGTGAGGCTCGACAACTGGATGCGGTTGAAAAGCTCAAAAGCTGAACTAGAAAGCCTCGTAAACTCCCCCAATCTTAACTACCTCAGATGTGAGGGAGTTAGCTCAAACCCTTACGGTGCAATCCTTGAAACAAAAGAAGGGAAGAAAGGTGGAACATGGGGTCATCCGTTACTCGCAGTCAAAGTTGCCCGATGGATTAATTCTGATTTTGCCAACTGGCTCGATGCTCATAGTCTCGTTCTACTAAGAGACGGTAAAACTTCCCTGGACACCGACCCGTTTGCTCGGATGCTGGAAATCATGGGAGAAAACTATGGCGATCTTGATAATCAGATTTTAATTGATGACCGCTTCTATGATGTGGACACTTATTCTACTTGGACTCTTGACTCAGGGGAGTAGATAGCGATCGCACCCTCTGGATTGAATGTCAGAGGGTGTTAAATCAATTTACTCCGACAACCCCAAATAGTTTATAACCAAGCTCTCCAAAACTTGACCCCAGGCAATAGCTTTATCCCTGTTTAAGCCCTTCATTTCTTCGCTTACCAGATTGTATACATCCTGAGCTTTTTCCATCACGTCCGGTGATATCTTTGCCACAACAGTAATCAATTTGTCCAAGTTCCATAATTCAATGATTAAGCACATAGCCCAACCCCTAGACACATGGCGGTTTTAGCTATAGTTAGATTAATGGAAACAAAGAAAAAGGAAAACGACCATGAACGCCACCAAAATCGTAAAAGACCTCAGAATGTCACTCAGAACCATCCCCCACGAAACCTTCACCATCAATCCTGTTGACAACGAGATTGAGATAACCTGGTCTGGGCAGCACACAGTTGATTTCATAGAAGAGTACTTGGCCAGCACAGGATACCCAGTATATTTAGCCGGCGCAGGCTTTACGCTCAAACTGACTCGGAACTAAAGCTACGCGGTGAACCTAAACCCCAGGAATTGACTCCTGGGGTTTTAACTATTTCACCCTACCCTACACCGCCAAAACATCAACAACAGATTCAAACCATTGCAAATGTTGACGGGTCGCATCCTTAACGCCCTTCTGTGCAGCGAGCAACAACTTAGAAAATCCTGATCCTTTTAGAGTTGGCAACCAAGCCGGATCTTTCCCGTGAGGGTTCGGGGTTTGCAATCCATTCTCAGATAGGAGTTTGTTGACCCGTTGCGCTGAGTGTTTAATTCCGGTGCGCTGCTCTAGGATTAATCCGAGTTCGGTGGGCGTGAGAAGTTTTTCCGATGTCTCGATGACTAATTCCTTTTTTAAGTCTTCAGCCGAGGGACGGAGCGCCGGATAATATTTAGCGACGTGATTAGCTGCGGACGCTGCAATCATACTCTGATCCAAACCCGCGATATTTAGGATGACAGAGACAAAATCAGCAATATCGCGCGGCGTGGGTTGGGATGAGACTGTTTGAGTTTGGGCGGATTCTGATCTAAGTTGTTTTAACTCCCGTTCACACTCAAGGAAATAACGCCGGATCTCTTTGCCCTTGCCACTAGGTAACATCATTCCCATTTCTTTAAAGGTGTCCACTGTCAGGTAGATTTTATCAACGGGTCGCCCTGTTTGGACTTTTTCATAAATTTGTGCAAAAGTCCAATCTAATCCTTGATCAAAGTTTTGCTTGAGTTTTGCGACTAACTGCCGTCGAGTGGTAAGACTTCCATCCTTAGTCCGACAGTCCCACCATTGCATCGCGTCATCAAAGTCAACGGGAAACTCAATGCTAGAATCAATTAAGGTTAGAGCCAATTCTTTGTTAAAGTTATTCATTGTGATACCTCTGAATCAGGTTTACAGCCCTTGGATGCTGAAACATCGCGAAGGGCATTTACTATTAATATTATATCACAGTTAATATTAATTAATCTGGCAATCTTTCCATTAGTTTCATTCTACTTAACAGCAATCCATCCAGAAAAGTTCATCCAACGCCAAAAACAATCAACCTCAGTAAAACCAGACAATCTAAGCATTTCTTCATTCCAATTAGCTGTTACCGGAACAAGTACACCCTCTAGGCTTAATTTTTTCCGTTCTATCTCATAAATAGAATAACCATTCTGATGTTTTAAGTTATAATACTGATTGGTCAATAAACTGTCAATATCAGCAGACCCCCCAATAACTTTTCAACTAAAATAAAACACCCGCCTTTTCGAGTTGAATCATAGATTTTTTTGAGTAGTCTTAATCTGTATTCAATCGGAATAAACTGTAAAGTTAAAACCGACAAAGTGACGGATACGTTTTTAAGAGTTAACCAATCTTTTCTTAAATCTAATTCATGTAAACTGACGCATTCAAAACCCTTAAACTTTTCCCTACTCGCGTTAATCATCGGTTGACTAACTTCGATTCCATAATAGGTGCAATTAGTCCCATAGGATTGAATTAGTCGAGATATCTGCTCACCTCTTGAGCATCCAATATCTATGACAGAACTGGCGGGTTTTATGTATTCACGAGCGATATTGGTAACAGCGTCTCTCATTACCTCGTATTGAGGAATTGAACGAGCCAACATATCATCAAAAATGTCTGTTACTGATTCGTCAAATTCCCATTTATCTTTAGATGGGACGTGATAATTATTCATGTTAATCCTTGGGTAAGTATCCAAAAGTTTTCTTTAGTTCGTTGTTGTAAAATTTTATTGGCGATGCTATATTTTTCTCTGTCCAATCGGACACACCACTACCACCTTGAAAAGTATCCTTAACCCTGGATATCACCCATTTAGGTAGCAGTCTAGCCGACGCGGATTTCAGTAGTTTTTTATTTGGTGGTGATTGCGAGAGGTCTAAGTTTATGGCATATTCAACTAACTTCACATCCACAAAAGGCAATCTACACTCTACGCCACCATACATAAAAGACTTATTGCACCTAACAAAATTACCTCTTGCCATTTTTGCTAATTGACTTTTTCTAAGAGATATAACTTCTGTATTTGTGCTTTTGGATGCCTGAATACAGAAATTACCATAACCACCAAAAAGCTCGTCGGCAGCTTCACCAGATAAGCAAGATTTAAAGCCTTCTGCCCTTATCCTTTGTGCTAATGGTAGACATAATGAAGCTATCTCTATTTGAGCTTTGCTGTTAATTTCTATTACCTTGGCTGCGTTAGTTAAAGAATCTAAATCAATAGATACTGGCACTTCTATTAATTGAATTTCATACTCACTACATATCTTCCTGGCTGCTAGTAAATCATTTGAATCATTACGCATTTTTGCTGTAAAAGCTACGATGTTTTTGTTTATAGACTTTGCTATTTGCAGAACCAAGACGCTATCTAATCCGCCCGATATAAGACAGCAGACGGGAGCATCAGCATTTAATCTTTGTTCTACACCCCTATTCAAGCAATCTAATATATTTTGCTGTGGTGTTGTTCCTGGTAGCTTGTACCATTGAAACCACTCGCCTTTCACTAGATTAAAAGCATAGCCCGGAGGAACGGCAACAGGCATAACACCACTAGGAAATGCTTTTCTTTCAGATGCCCAAATATACCCTTTATTCGTTTTTGCCAGATACAAGGGTATCTCACCAAAACGGTCTCTCACAAGCCAATGCTCATCCCCTTTACTCCATACAAAAGCAAACATTCCCTCTAGTTGATTTAGCCGTGAAACACCGTAAATATCTAAAAATTGACTCAATACTTCGGTGTCACCTGTTGTATTGAATTTGCACCCGTCGTCTTGTAACTTCTTTTTTATATCTCTATAATTCCATATCTCACCATTAAATGAAAGAGTGGAATTATTTAAGATAAAAGGTTGTTTAGATGCCGAACTTAAATCAAGTAAAGACAGCCTAACGTGACCATGAACAGTGTCTTCATGCTTGTGAACACCTTGACCATCTCGCCCCCTATGTATTATTTTAAGAAGCATAGACTCTACATCTACGCTGGATTTGTATGTACCCGCTAATCCACACATTTTTCTAGTATTTCTAATTGAATTGTTTTGGCAATATGTGACATCATAACAGGTGGAACAGCCCTACCCAATCTTTCCCATTGTTGGGCATAGGAACCTGTTAGAATAAAATCATCAGGAAAAGCACAGGCTTTTTTGACATCTGATATCGCTAGGTTTGTAAATTCAGACTCGCCCAACCTTTGAACCTTTCCAGCCCTTCCGTTTCCACTTGACGGTGAAGTTCCAAAACATTGAAAGACTACTTCCGTAGCACGGACTACTTCTACTTCCCCAAACCCTTTACCATATACAATAAAAGAAATATTTGGACAAGCATCTCTAACTGTATATTGATAATGCAACGGTTTTGGGTGAACAGGTTCTAACTTCAAATCATTCCTAACACCTATAAAGATAGTCCGTTGTCGCATTTGAGGAACACCAAGCCATTGAGCATCTAGCACTTTACACTTGACGTTATAACCGCAATCTTTGAGTGTTTTAAGGATTTCTAAGAAGTAGCCTTTAGCTGTTCCTTTGATTAATCCTGATACGTTTTCAGCAACAAAGACTTTAGGCTGTGTTCCTTTGATTAGTCGAGCGTACTCAAAAAACAAATCATCAACTCTTTGCTTGGTATCTGAATATTGCTTAACTTTTCCCCATCCTGCTTCACGTTTTCCTGCTGTTGAAAAAGCTGCACAAGGGGGAGAGCCATCAAATATATCTATCTCTCCTATTTTCAATCCGGTTGCTGTTAAGATGTCCTGAGCAGAAATCTCTCGGATATCTCGCCTGTCAAGAATTGAATTTGGATGATTAGCTTTATAAGAATCCTGAGCCGCAGGAATAAATTCATTAGCCCACAAGACTCGATAGCCAGCCATCCGATAACCAAGACATGATCCGCCTGTTCCGCTAAATGTAGAGACAACATTAAACCCATTCCAGGGTATTTCTTCTATCTCTTTCATTAGAGGAACGCGGTAAATAGGTTTAGTATTCATTTATTTACCCCCTGACCATTTATAACCACACTTAGGACAAGTATGTTCTGTTTCGATGTCTTCGTCATACTCTTTAAAATCTTCTGGTGGTTTTGATTCCTCATCTTCCTCTTGCTGTTCAGTATCGCCAAACCCTTCACCCTTGCCAAACGATTCCAATAATTCATTTAATTTATAATCAGGGAAGAACTCACTAAAATCTACCTCTTGAGCTA